CGCAGAACTCTCTGACCGCAAGACCGAGCTTGAAGAGAAGATAAAGCTCGGCTTCGGAGACGCAGAAGCCCTGAGCTACGGCGGCGATACAATCGCAACATGGAAAAGCCCCAAGCCCTCAGAGAAGTTTGACGACAAGGCTTTCAAGGCTGACCACCCCGACCTCTTCAAAGAGTATGCTAAGAAGGTTCAGGGCGCAAGGCGTTTTCTCTTGAAGTGATTACAATGTAATCGTATAGCCGAAACAGACAGATGAACAGAAAGAACAAATAACATATAAAACTCCGCTCATGGGTGAGAGCAGCCGAAAGGTCTCTCAACGCAAGCTGTTATGCGTGGTTAGCCCTGTCAGCGGGGTTTTCTCAGATAGACAAAGATACAAAATGATACAGTTACGTTCAAATCAGGTTGAACCGATAGAAAAGGCTATCAGTTTCTTTCAAGAGAAGAAGCCGAAGCCCTCTTTGATTGTTCTCCCGACAGCATGGGGAAAATCAATTCTGACAGCCTTTGTCGCGAAGAACACGAACGATAAAATGATTGTTCTTCAACCCTCAAAAGAGTTGTTGGAACAGAACTATTTGAAGTATGTGAACCTCTGTGACGGGTTCGCAAATGCGGGTATATACAGCGCAAGTTTCGGGAGCAAGGAAATCGCTCAGATAACCTACGCAACGATAGGTTCAATCAAGACGCTCGGGGCGAAGTTCAAGGCTCTCGGCTTCACAAAAATGCTGATAGACGAGGCTCACCTCTTCCCCCGTGAGGCTGACAGCATGCTCGGCACGTTTCTCAAAGAGAGCGGCATCACTCACGTTCTCGGCATAACGGCGACACCTGTCAAGCTACAGACGGGCAGAGACCAATTCGGACAGAATTATTCAAAGCTCGTCATGCTGACATCAAGAAGCAAAAAGGGAAATTTCTTCAAAGACATTATCCATGTCGGTCAGGTCTCAGAAATGGTGCGCCTCGGCTTTTGGTCTCCCCTGACTTATGAGGCTTCACAGTTTGACGACAGCCAACTTGTCTTCAACAGTTCAAAAAGCGAGTACACGGAGGACAGCGTTCAAAGGGCTTTTGAAGAGAACGGCGGCACACAGACGATTGTCAACGCTCTTGACGCTCACCCTGAACGGCAGCACATTCTCGCCTTTGCCCCCTCAGTTCAGGACGCTATCAGTCTCTCAGAGCATTATCCGAACTCGGCTGTCATATACGGCGATATGGATAAGCGTGAGAGGGCTTCAATCATTGAGCGTTTCAGAAAGGGCGAAATACGGGTCATATTTAACGTGAGAGTGCTTTCAACGGGCTTTGACTATACAGGTATCGATTGCATTGTTTTAGGCGTTTCTACGGCTTCTATCGCCCTCTATTATCAAATCATCGGACGAGCCACCCGTATTGACCCTCAGAAGAAAGACGCTCTGATAGTTGACCTCGGCGGCAACGTTCAGCGTTTCGGGCGTGTTGAAGACCTGACCTTTGAGAAAGGCAGAATGTGGCGTTTGTTCGGTTCAGGCGGGCGGCTGCTCTCAGGCATACCAATCGCAGACATCGGTCAGTACACCCGTGAGGACACTCAGGCTATTGACGCTCAGGCGGCGCAGCCCATTCAGGTTATGCCTTTCGGCAAATATAAGGGGGAAAAGATAAGCAATATCCCTCTTGACTACCGCAAATGGATGATAAGGGCTTTTGAGTGGAACAGCCGAAACGTGAAACTGAAAAAATCAATCATGGCAACCCTTTAATCAAGACAACATTATGGCAAGACCAAAACGAACGACAGTTGACTATTACCCGCATTATGTGAAATGCGGGCGCACGATCTACATTCTTGAAGCCCGCTTCGGGAATGACGGTTATGCTTTTTGGTTCAAGGTTCTTGAAGTTCTCGGGGAGAGCGAGGGGCATTTCTATGACTGTTCTGTTTCTTCAAATTGGGAATATCTTCTTGCAAAGACACGGGTCAACGCTCAGACAGCGACAGAAATAATCGGGGTTCTTATCAACCTCGACAAAATTGACAAAGAGCTATGGGAAAAGAACCGTGTTATTTGGATAGAGAATTTTGTCAACAATCTCACAGAGGTTTACAAAACCCGCCGAACGGAATTGCCTCAAAAGCCTGTTTTCAAAGAAGAAAAACAACAGCCTGAAAAGGTTATCTCCGAGAAAACCCCTGATAAAGAGCCGTTAAAAGAGATAAAACCCGCCAAAGGAGAGAAGAGTAAAGGAGAGGAGAGCAAAGAGAAATATCCTTATCAGGATATAGTCGCCATGTGGAACTCTGTCTGTCTCTCATGCCCAAAGGTTCTCAAAGTCACAGAGGCGAGAAAACAGAAAATGAAGACCCGCTTTCAAGAGTTCGGCGTGAAGCGTGAAGAACTGACAGACTTCGTGATGCGCCTCTTTCAGCGTGTTCAGGCTTCTGACTTTCTCACGGGGCGCAGCACTGACAAAATGGGTTGGGTTGCAAATTTTGATTGGGTCTTTGAGAATGAGAAAAACTGGGTCAAGGTCTCTGAGGGCAACTACGACAACAAGAGGGGCGGCGGTTCAAACACGGCACAGAAGCCCGTACAAGCCGCTGACGGCTCTCAGGTTCAGTTGGGCGTTGGGGAATACATAGACGGCTCAGGGCGGCGCACATACGGCACGGGGCGGGCTAATATCCCAATGACGGCAGCACCCCGCCCGTCTGAGCGTTATTCATGGGACGCTGCTTCACATACATGGATTTTGCAATGAAACAGAAGAAAACGGACATCAGCCTTGAAGAAAAGGCAAGGCGGGCAAACGGTCTCAGCCGTTCTTGCTCAAAGTGTAATCATTTCCCCTGTTCAGAAGTCTTTTCAAGGCTCTGCAGCGAGGCTTTTATTGAGGGCTTCAAAAAGGGTTATCAAAAACACAGAAAGGAATTATCAAAATGAAAAGTTATTCAGACTTCGGCATAAATATCCCCTACGGGCGTACATCGGGAAAGGTCAAGACCTATTGCCCGAAATGTCACGACCAAAGGCATGACAGACGCGACAAAAGTCTTTCTGTTGACCTTGACAAAGGTCTTTGGAATTGTCATTATTGCGGTTGGGGCGGGTCTCTTGAAACAAAAGAGCCTTGGGAGCGTGAAGAACGCCCGTGGCATAACTACGCTCCGATAAAGCGTCAGAAGCCTGTCTACAAGAAGCCCCCTCAGCACGCTTTGACGGCTGTCAGCGAGAGAGCCTTGAAGTGGTTTGAGGGAAGAGGAATAAGCGCAGCGACCCTGAACGCTCTGAAAGTCTCAGAGGGCATGGAATGGATGCCGCAGAACAACGCTCAGTCGAACACGGTTCAGTTTAACTACTTCCTGAACGGTCAGCTCGTCAACACGAAATACCGCACGGGCGACAAGAAGTTCAAGCTCGTTTCAGGGGCGCAGCTTATCCCATACAACATTGACGCGATCAAGGGTCAGAAAGAGTGTATCGTGACAGAGGGCGAAATGGACGCTCTCTCATTCTACGAGATTGGCTTTCATAACGTTGTCAGCGTTCCGAACGGGGCTAACGCAAACCTTGAATACCTTGACGATTTCATCGAAGAATATTTTGACGACAAAGAGACAATTTTCATAGCCTCTGACACAGACACAAAGGGCGTTCTCCTGAAAGACGAGCTTTTGAGACGCTTCGGGGCTGAACGCTGCCGAATACTTGACTACGGTCAGGACTGCAAAGACGCTAACGAGGTCTTGATGAAGTACGGGGCGGCGGCTCTGAAAAAATGTCTGTCAGAAGCTCCCGAGGTCAAGTTGGAGGGGGTCTTCACGGTCTCTGACTTCGAATCGAACCTTGACGCTCTCTTTGAACACGGTATGCAGAAAGGCGCAACGATAGGGCTTGAAAACCTTGACCGCCTTATTTCATTTGAGACGAAACGCATCTGTGTCGTGACGGGTATTCCTGGCTCGGGTAAGTCTGAGTTCATTGACCAAATCGCCGAGAGGCTCAACATGCGCTACGGGTGGAAATTCGCGTATTTCAGCCCTGAGAACGCCCCGCTCGAATACCATGCTTCAAAACTGATTGAGAAGTTCACGGGGCAGCACTTTGACCGTCAACACCTGACGCTCCCCGCTTACCGTCAGATAAAAGAATATCTGAACACGAACTTTTTCTTTATCAGCCCAAAGGAAGATTACAGGCTCGACACAATTCTTGAAAAAGCCCGCTTTCTTGTCAGACGGCGTGGCATAAAATGTCTTGTCATTGACCCGTACAACCGCTTGGAGGACGAGAGTGACGGACACAACGAAACAAAGTACATATCAAAGCAGCTTGACCGTCTGACGAACTTTGCACAGCGCAATGACGTTATGGTCATTCTCATGGCGCACCCGACAAAACAGTCAAAGAACAAAGACGGGGTTATCGAAGCCCCCACCCTTTATGACATCAGCGGCTCGGCGCACTTCTATAACAAAACAGACTTCGGTATTGTCGTTCACAGAAACAGAATTGACAACACGGTGGAGGTTCACGTTCAAAAGGTGAAATTCAGGCACCTCGGAGAGTGCGGAACGGCTCTCTTCAAATACAACCTGAACAACGGGCGTTACAGCCCATATACGGCGGGGGTTGAACCCGTATGGGACAACTCAAACCATCTTCAAGAGGAAATGAACAGACGGGCGAAAGAGGCGGAGGAAGCAGCGGTCTTTGACTTCACGGCTCAACCGCTTGACGAATGCCCGTTCTGACGAGATATAGGTTTAACCAAAACAGACAGACAAAATGGAAAGTGAAAAAGAATTTGAGAGCCTGAAAGACAAACTGAAAAAGTTAAAGGCTCTCGCAGAAAGAGGCTGCGGAGGAGAAGCAGAAAACGCTCAAAGGCTCTTAGAACGTCTCTGTGCCGCTAACGGCATTGACTTGGGATTACTTAACGATGAAGAAAAGAAAAGCCGTTATACGTTCAATATCGGGCGTAATCGGGTCTTTATAACTCTGTTCACGCAATGTTACTGCAAGGTCACAGATAGCTCGAAAATGAGTTACAGACAAGAATCCCGCTCTGAAATTTCTCTTGAACTCACTCAGGTTGACTATGCAGAATTGAAAGGGCTGTATGAATGGCATAAGGCGAATTTTGAAAAAGAACTTGAAGACATCAAAAAGACAATTATTCATGCTTATTGCCAAAAGCACAGACTTTACCCTGAAAGCCCCTCTGAGACCTCAAACGACAAGCCCCTGACAGAAGAGGATTTAGAAATGCTCAGAAAGGTAATGAAAATGGAGGGGCTTCTTAACGACAAGACTTATCAACACTTAATCGAAGAATGATATGGAAAGAAATAAGTTTAACCAAATAAACAGACAAAATGAAAACATTTGTGATTACACTATCAAAGACGTTCCCGAGAACGCACATTCATTCAGGGCGTGAGACTAATTTCGCTCATCTACTCGGCAACGGGTTGAACCTGACAGAAGACGGCTTGAAAATTTGCCGTCACAAAATTCACACGGTCAGGACAAACCTCCCATTATGGGAGAAACGAATTTCTGAAATACAGAGCGGGCAAGCGGTTCTCTCAATCAGAGAATGGACGGGCAGACCATACGGAAGCCCTCAGAAAGAACTCGCACGACTCACAGGTTCTGACGGCGTTGGGGTTCAGGCTCTTAAACTTAAAGACCTTTTCAGTTCGACAGTTATTGACGGAGAAAAGGTTGAATTGCCCGATTTAGCGGCGCATGACGGGCTTTCGTTCTCAGATTGGTATGATTGGTTCAGAAAGGTTGATTTAAGACAGCCAATGGCAATTATTCACTTTACA